TCATAAAAAGAAATATCTAAATCGCTTTCTTGACTTGGTGGTGTCCAAGTTAATTTCATATGATCTTGTCCATGCATTTCAACAGCAAAATCTTCAACATTACTTGGTGCTTCAACTCCACCAACAATAACTCTAGTTGTTGATACAAAAGTTGATTTAGAACCTATAGTGTTTACTGCTCTTACTCTTACTTGATACTCAGCCGCATCAATGACATTTAGATGTTGATATTCTAATATTTTACCAACTGCTATCTCTCTAAATGAGTCTGTTACTGTATTTCCATTTTGATCTTTCGTTTGTTTTATTTGTACTTCATAGTTATCAACAAAGTTATCAGGGGAAGCACCAACTGTTATAATTAATCTAGTGATAACAATACCATCAGCATATTCTATGAGTTCATCAGATAAGGTTACACTAGCTGGTGGCTGAACACTAAAAGGATTTGGAAGTGTTGTATCAGGTATAGTTGCCACTTCTTGTTGCGTTCCAAAAGTATAGTAAGAGTCTTGATGTTCTGTAAGTTGTAAAGCAACTGAACAATCAGGATTAATTGTTGTTGATAAAATCCTAAAAGGTTTTGCACTAAAAGATGGTGTAGCATGAGTTATATTCACAATATCCCCAACTACTAACTCCATAGCATTTGCATCAGCAGTAAGTGAAACATCTAAACTTGACCTTGATCTTCTTAAAATTATCTCAGCCATTTCTTGAGCTTGATAAGGATTTGCAATACTTGGCATATCAAATCTACCCTCTAATACAATACCACCATCAGCAGTTTTCATTGTTGCGTGTTGATCTGCTGAAGCTAAACCTGTTTCATCTACAGGTGGAAACTGTGCCTCATCTACTTGATAATTTTTATCAGGATTTATAAAAGTAACTATAACTCTATTATATCTTTCATTTTTGTTTTTACTTGAAACTCCTATCCCACCAATAATATTATCTTCAGTAAGTGTTATTGATGCACTACCTGAGCTTTCTACAGTAACTTGATATTTACCAGCATGATAATTTAAAAATGCTCTTGAGCCTGTAAGAAATTTATTAACATTGTCTATAACTTTTTGTGAAGTGTCTATTACTGCATGGCTATCAATCAAATCTATTTGAGATGCACCAGAAAAAGGTGTTATGTTTGTATCACAAATGTCCCCAGCAGTTTGAAAATCTGCATAGTTACTGTCAAAGTATTCGTTAGCAATACCCATTCCATATCTATCGTTTCTTAAATAATCTAATAATTGATAAATCGGATTGTCTGAATATTCCCAAGTAGAACTTGTATCTTCTCTATGTGAACCTGAGCCACCTGTTTTTGTTCCATCAAGATTTGGATTGTAAACTTTCTTACCTTTGACCAATGCGTTTACTGTTGGAATAGAACCAAATGCGTCTGAGTTCCATTCAAATCTTAAAGCTAAATATGCAACTCCTCTTAGTCTGTGATTTGAAGTCCATGATGTAAGTGTGTCTAACAAACTTGAAGCTGATTGCGAATCTGAACCAAAATGAGGTTCTATTTTTATAAGACTTGAGTCTTTAAAATAATTACTATCTGAACTTGCTACATCTCTTTGAACATTATCTGCAAGGTCTCCATCAAAAGTAACTTCATTATCATTAACAAATATTTTTGTAATATCATCTATCTCTCCCTCTCCTAATATAAGAGCCATATATAAATATTGATTATCTGTTCCTGAAGTTTCTAAGAAAGCTAAAGTTCCCCCAACTTTTCTTGTTCCATAAATTACAGGAATTTGTCCATTTGCGGCTGTTTTGTTTAATAGTATTCCTCTTGCTATGTTTTCTGCTGTAGTATCAAAGTTAAATTCTGGTTCATCAGGTTTTCTTAACCAAGTTAATGCAGTAGAAACAATAGATACAAAAGAAAGTATTGGACTTAAAAAGGGAACAAATTTTTCTATAGCTTTTCCTAATACTGTTCCAGCCGCTTTTTCAAAACCTTTTTTAATTTCACTAAAAAACCCCATTATTCTCTACCCCACCTAATATCTTGAACTGTCAAAGCACTAAATTCAAAACCCTTATCTCCACTAAAAAATCTTTGCTGTGAATTATCGCTTGTTCTTCTACCTGATACCTTTTCAAAATTACCCCAATGAGAAGTTATATTTAACCCTAAAGCGGCTGTTGAAGTATCATCTTCTATTGAATATTGATCTATAAATCCATCAAACAATAAAAATGGGTCTGATATAATTGAATTACTACTATTTAAAAATGCTCTGTATAATTGAACTGTTGCATTAATAATATTCTCATTCAAAGCAATAGAAATAAAACTTTGATCTACACCTGATAGTGTAAGATTAAATGAGTTTTTTATTGGCTTAGAACCCTCTTGAGCAGTTCCTATATTAAGAATATGACCTGATGCAGTATAAGTTCTTGAAGTTCCTGATATACTTGATGTTAAATTAAAACTGCAATCAGT